GACGAAACTCGGACAGGCTACCAAGCCAAAGCAGCTCGCAGGAGCCTTAATTTGCTTTTCAGCGAGTTTGCTAACCGTGGCATAAATTATTGGGCTGTCCAGAATAATACGTTAGCTTTGGTAAAAGACCAAACAGCTTATACATTGCCTGTCGGGACGATAGACTTTATTGATGTTGTGATACGCCAAACAACTGGGGGCACAACAACTGACACAACAATCCAAAGAGTCAGTATATCAGAATACAACCAACTTCCAAACAAATCTTCTTCTGGCAAACCAAGCCAATATATGTTGGACAAGCAATACACCCCAACAATCAATGTTTGGCAAGTCCCAGACAGAACAGATTACAGTCTGGTTTATTGGTCAATAAACCAACTCGAAGATATAACAGCCAGCAACCAAGATGCAGACATTCCTTACAGATGGACAGATTGCCTTTGTGCTGGGCTGGCGAGCAAGTTGGCAATGAAATATGCTCCTGATAAATTTAACTTGTTGAATCAGGTTTATGAAAGAGCATTCGAGTTTGCAGCTGCGACAGACAATGATGGTGTTTCAATGAGAGTTCGGCCGAAAGGATTGAATCTTATCTGATGGCAAGAGTTAAGTATGCAAAAGGCAAACGATCTTTAGCGATCAGTGATCGCTCTGGACTACGTGTGCCTTATACTCAACTCAAGACAACTTGGGATGGCCTCAGAGTTTCTCCAGAAGATTGGGAGCCGAAGCAGCCGCAGTTGACTCCTGCGAAAAATGTCGTTGATGCCACAGCTCTTTTCAGCCCAAGGCCAGATAACGATCCAGAGAATGCTGAAATATTCATCGGATTCAATTATGATCCATTCGTAGATCCTCGTCAAAGACCAGGAGTTGGGACAGCCGGAAAAGCATCTTCTGGATATATCTCTTTGTTCATCGACATCAATCATCCAGTCTCTGGTGTGGCTGGTGATGGTGAGGCAACAGGGGAAGTTGGTGAGGCATCATCTTTCGCAACAGGATCTTCTGGGGTGGGCAGCGTCGCCGTAGATGTTTCTCAAGTTGTCACGCTGGCAGTGACAGTGCAAAATGTTGGCGGGGCAAACAAATACTTTGTCGCTGGTGTTCAGCAAGACACGCTGGAGCTTATGGAAAGCAGGACTTATTATTTCGATCAGTCCGACAACACCAACTCTGGACACCCATTGAGATTCAGCACAACACCCAATGGAACCCATGGTGGAGGCAGCGAGTACACAACAGGAGTGACAACATCAGGCATCCCAGGAAATGCTGGAGCTTATACTCAAATAGTCATCGCAGATGGCGCACCAACACTTTATTATTATTGCACAAACCACAGCGGAATGGGAGGTCAGGCAAATACACCAGCCTTCGCATCTGTTTCTGTTGAATTAGCAAGCAATCCAGATGGCGCGGCTGGCGTTGGCAATGTAGGTGTTGAAGTTCCAGCAGCTCATGTCACTGGTGTGTCCGCAACTGGAGGGGCAGGGTCTGTCGGCGTAGAGATTCCATCAGTGATTCCTCATCCTTCTGGAGTTTCCGGTGTTGGATCAACAGGAACTGAAGTTGTCCAAGTTTCAGCTCTGCCATCTGGGGTCGAAGGATCTGGATCAACAGGAACTGAAGTTGTCCAAATTTTAGCCCTGCAGTCTGGCTCCGCAGGATCTGGAGCTGTTGGATCTGAAGTCCCCGAATCTCATGCTGCTGTTTCTGGGTTGGCTGGCAATGATGGAATTGGATCCTCTGGCTTTGAATTGGCCAAGCCTCAATCTGGGGTTGGTGGAAGCGGTGATGTTGGGGTCGAAATCCCATCTGCACACCCAACTGGGGTTGGTGGAGGAGGGGCAACTGGGTCTGTTGGCATTGAATCTGTAGAAATTTCCATTCCAGAGTCAGGTGTAAGCGGCGATGGGGAGGTTGGAACCGGAGTTGTGGTTGCTGATTTGCAGGCTGGTGTTGCTGGTCAAAGAGGAACAGCAGCAACTGGCTCTGTTTCTCTGGAAACCAATGAAACTGGCACAGGCGTTTCTGGCACAGGCGGCGTTGGCAACGAGGTTGTTGAGCTTGTCCAAAATCAAATTGGCTCTTCCGCATCTGGCTCTGTTGGATCAGAGCAACTAGAGATTCAAGCAACACCCTCCGGCGCAAGTGGTTCGGGGGAAGTTGGCAACGAGGTTGTTAACCACGACACAACTATAACAGAAACTGGGGTCAGTGGAACAGGAGCAGTTGGATCAGAAACACCAGAGATATCACCCGTTGAAACTGGGGTCAGTGGAACAGGCGGTGTTGGAAGTGCTGTGCCAGAAGAGCAGTTTGGCTGGGGAATTGAAGCTTGGGGTGATGGGACTTGGGGTGACATTGCTGGCAGACCACATCCATCCGGTGTAAACGGCACAGGTGGTGTTGGGACAGCCACTGTCTTGCTGATAACAACTTGGGGTCAAGGCGGCTATGGCGAAGGAACGTGGAATTGAGGATGAATAAATGAATTATACAGAGCTAAAAGCCAACATCCAAAATTTTCTAGAAGACGATTCAACTGAGTTCGTCGCCTCAATCGACACAATAATATCGCAAGCTGAAGAGATGGTATTTCAGCGACTGCCAAATATGCCTTGTTTCCGACAGACATCGTCTGCTGCAAATTTGGTTATTGGCCAGAGCCAATACACAATTCCCACAGCAAGAATGATCCGGCAGGTGTCCATAACAGACACTAATGTCTTGACGTATCTCGACCACAGAGTTGATTCTTACATCAGAGACTATTGGCCCAATGCCACGACGCAAGGCACCCCACGAATGTACAGCACAAATAGCGCAGGAACAGCTGGAACGATCATTACATTGGCACCAACCCCATCAACAGCGTTGGCCTATAGCGTAGATTTTATTGCCCCTGAGACGGGGTTAAGCAATGCGAATCCAAATACTTGGATTGCAACAAATGCATCAACAGTTCTACTTTCTGCGGCTCTGTTTGAGGCATCGGCGTTTTTGAAAGCGCCAGAGACTCTTTCTCTCTATAAAAGTCAACTTGACGAAGCAGTCCAGTTCACAGTACAAGAGATGCAAAGGAACTATACAGCAGAATATAATGGAGGCATATAATGGCTATCACACAAGCAATGAGTACACTCTTTAAAAAAGACGTCATGTTGGGCGACCACCATCTAGACAGCGACAATGTTTATATTGCGCTGTATACGAGCAGCGCGACATTGAGTGCGGCGACAGATGGTTACATAACCAGCAATGAAGTTGCCAACGGCAATGGTTACACCACTGGCGGTGTTGCATTGGCAAGCAAGGCAGTAACAGAAAACAGCACCAGTGGTGTTTTTGATGCGGCTGATCCAGAATGGACAAGCGCAACATTCACTGCTCGTGGTGCTTTGATCTACAACAAAACACTGGGCGATGCATCTTCAAACTCAAGAGGTGCGATTGCCATCCTTGATTTTGGCGGTGACTTCTCTGTTTCTGGTGGTACGTTTAAAATTGTATTCCCAGCAGCGACTGCAAACAATGCAATTGTAAGGATCGACTAAAATGGCTTCAACCTATGTAAACGACTTACGCCTCAATGAAATGGCGACTGGCGACCAGTCGGGATCATGGGGAACAGTCACAAACCTAAACTTGGAAATGATTGCAGAGGCATTTGCTTACGGCACTGAAGCTATTGCGAATGCCTCTACACATACGGTCACTGTCCCAGATGGTGCCAAGGGTGATGAACGAAGGTTCTATCTAAAATGCACAGGCGGTGGTCAGGCTTGCACAGTCACACTTGCACCAAACACCGTTTCAAAAGTTTGGATGATTGAGAATGCAACTAGCTATACTCTGACATTCACTCAAGGCTCTGGAGCCAATGTTGCAGTGCTTGCTGGTCAGGTCAAAATGATTGCCACAGATGGCGCAGGATCAGGTGCAGTAATTTATGATCTTTTGACAGATGTAAATCTGGCTGGGACAACTGTAACTGATAATTTGACAGTTAGTGGAAACATTGATGTAGATGGCACAACCAATCTTGATGCTGTTGATATTGATGGCGCAGTTCAGCTAGACGCCACTTTTACTGTAGGTGCTAACGACCAAGGCTATGACGTTACCTTGCACGGCGATACGGCTGCTAGGAATGTTGTTTGGGATAGTAGTGCTAATGCACTTATATTTTCTGATTCAACTTCTGCAAAGTTCGGAAATAACGAAGATTTGCAGATTTATCACGATGGGTCAAATTCCTATGTAGATGATGCTGGAACAGGTGGGCTAATCCTACGCGGAAATAGCAATGTTACTATAGGCAAATACACTGGCGAAACTATGGGCTTTTTTGAAGTTGATGGTGCGGTTAGCCTTTATCACGACAATGCAGTCAAAATCGCCACAACAGCCACTGGCGTAGAAGTCACTGGCGCAGCAACAGTAGGCGGTGCAGCGGTCAAAGTTGCTGGCAAAGAGACGATCTTCGTGCCAGCGATTGCTATGTACCCAAGCACAACCAATCCATGTGGTGGGCCAGAGCAAGTTGAAACAACAGCTTTGCGACCTGATTTAAAAGTTTTGGACTTTGCGGCTGATGCGGATGACTTTGCTCAATTTGCTGTAGCCATGCCTAAGTCTTGGAACGAAGGCACGATCACCTTTCAGCCTTTTTGGACAGTAACAGGCACAAACACTGGCACGGTTGCTTGGCAACTTGCTGGGGTGGCAATTACAAACGACGAAAGCATAGACACAGCTTTTGGCACTCAGGTAGCGACAACAGCACTTGCATTCTCTGGCACGTCAAATGACTTGATGGTTAGCGCAGAAAGTGGCGCAGTGACAATCGCAGGAAGCCCAGCCGCAAATGATATGTGCTTTTTCCAAATCAATCGTGACACGAGCGCAGATGATCAAACAGGTGCAGCAAGATTGTTGGGTGTAAAAATATTATTTACAACTGATGCAGCTAACGATGCATAGGAGGAAAAATGACTGGCTTTGGATTTAATGTTTTAGGATTTGGGTCAGGCGGTGGTGGGCCTGTTACGCTTGAGACAGAAGCATTGATAAACTCCCAGCAAAACAGGCAAAATGTTCTTACCTCTGATTTTATCAGCACTGGTGGCACACTAATCATCCCCACTGACTTTTGGGTTTGGGGCACCTCCACAGGCACTGCTGGATTGCGGATAGACACTCCCGACTGCACAATTGAAAATTACGGGAAAATTGTCGGAAGAGGTGGTGGTGGCAATGGCGGCAATGCAATAGAAATAATGTCTAGCACCACTGGTGTAACTATAATAAATGCTTCTGGAAGTTACATTGCTGGCGGTGGCGGCAGTGGCGGTGGCGGCAACTGCGGTGGTCAAGGTGGCGGTGCTGGCGGTGGCAATGGCAATGGCCAAGCGCAACTTAATTCGACAGGTCGAGCTGGCAACGCAGGATATGGTGGCGGTGGCGGTGGCGGCGGCGCAGGAGGTGGTGGCTCTGCTTATGTCATTAACTGGGCTGCTGGTGGATATTGCGGGACTAGCACTGCTGGTGGGGGATACATTCTTCCTGGCTCTGGTGGCGGTGGTGGATCGTACTCTGGCTCTGGTGGCAGTGGCGGTGGTGGCGGTGGTGGTGCAAGCAATTATACTTACGGTGCTGGCGGTGGCGGTGGCTGGGGTGCATCTGGAGGTGTTTCTCAAACAGGCAATGGTTCTGGCGGCAAAGCCATACAACCTAATGGTCAAAGCTACACACTCAGCAATAGTGGAACGACTTACGGAGCGACATCATGACTGAATACACCACTAGGTATCTTTGGAACATGACAATGTACACAAGTGAACAAGATGCTCAGACAGCAGCAGCAAAATTTGTTTCTGAGTTTAACACAAACTTTTTGTCTTATTGTGAGATACACATTGTCGAGCCTGATGTTAAAAAATACAATGCATTAATCATCAATCCAGCAAACAAATTAACAACTCACCCTAAAGACCTTGCTGATGATGATCCAAGATATTTCAACCTTTCTTCTGTTGAAGATGGAGATACTTATACGGGGATAAGAGCAGTCGCAGTAAAAAGAATACATAAAGAGCAATATGAAAGGTATGTGAGTTTGAGAAATTTAAAACAAATAGTTAAAACGACTTTCCCTGCGAGGCTGGTTGACAACGACAATCAAGCGTTAAGAGATGGGGAGCATTCAAACCAAGAAATGATTGGCGTAACAGCTCAATTCAACTATGGCTGATATGGAGGAGCGCGTATCTGCGCTGGAAAAAGAAATGGCATCTCTTCAAACCGAAGTGAGAATACAATTTAAAGAGTTGTTCACCAGAGTAAAGAGAGTCGAGGCTATCATGATTGGTGCTAGTGCTGCGATAATCATGATGTTGATAACTGTGCTAACAAAGATGGGGTGAGAGCATGACTATGGAAAAGTTTTTGGCATGGAAAATTATGCCTCGATTCATGATGTTGGTGATGACGGTTATGTACATTCGTGTGATTGAGTGGTTCATGTCTCTCCCACAGGATGTTGTTAGCACTCAGGCCACTGCATTGACTGCCACCGTGACAGGTGCTATGACAGGTGCATTCGCTGTGTGGTTAGGATCAGAGAAATGATGGCTCTTCTGGGAAGTCTGCTTGGCTTCGGATCATCGTTTCTCCCGTCTGTTCTTGATTACTTCAAGGCAAACCAGCAACAAAAACACCGCATTGAAATGATGCAAATAGAAACAGATCTTGCTCAAAGACGCAGCGAAATGAAATTGGTTGAGCTAGATAAAAAGGCAGACATCGAAGAAACAAAAGGTTTGTATGCACATGACCGATCTATTGACGCTGGAGGCTTTGTCAACGCTCTCAGGGGCAGCGTTCGCCCTATCATTACTTATGCCTTTTTCGGATTGTTCGTAGCCACGAAAGTTGTAATTATGGTCAAAGTCACGCAAGCTGGTGGTGATTGGATGCAAGCAGTTGACTTGATGTGGGATGGAGAAACGTCTGGACTGTTCAGTGCGGTCTTGGCGTTTTGGTTTGGGAATCGTGCGATCACGAAGTATGCGGGGAAGTAGCCATGGGATACAAGTTAGGAAAACGAAGCCTATCAAGGCTAGAAGGTGTCAACGAAAATCTGGTAACTGTCGTGAAGTACGCCATCGGCGTTACGAAACAAGACTTTTCAGTGATTTGCGGATTGAGGACGATAGAAGAGCAAAAAGCTCTTGTCGCAAAAGGTGCCAGCCAAACAATGAAAAGCAAGCACATTCACGGCAATGCTGTCGACTTGATGGCTTACGTTGATGGTGGTCGTTGGGAGCTTAACCTTTACGACGAGATTGCTGATGCGATGAAAGAAGCTGCTGCAGCCTCTGGAGTTAAGATCAAGTGGGGTGCAGCTTGGACAGTCGACTCTCTCGGGGATTGGGAGGGAACTGCGGAGAATGCGATGAACAGCTACATTGACATTCGCAGGTCACAAGGTCGTAGGCCATTCATAGATGCACCTCATTTTGAGCTAGCTTTTTAATATGACTTTTTCTCTGATAAAATATAACTCAGGGATTGTTAAAGACACCACAGAATATTCTGCTGGTAAGAATGGGCCATTTTACGTTGACAGTGATCTTGTCCGCTTTGTCAATGGTTACCCAGAGAAAATTGGTGGCTGGCAAAAAGATGCGTTTTATGCATTAGATCCTGCTGGAGAAGCAACGTCTACTGAAGCTACATTGACTGGTGTTGGTCGGAAGATGGTTTTCTGGAGAGCAGTCGATGGTGTTGACAGGATAGCCGTCGGGACGCACAACCATCTTTATATAATTCAAAACAATGCAATCTATGACATAACACCACTGCGGAAAACCACGAGCAACCTCTCTAATCCTTTAGTGGTGACCAATGGCAGCACGACTATCACTGTGACCGACAATGCGCATGGAGCTTCAGATGGTGATTGGGTTGTAATAAACTCTGCCACTGCTACAGGAGGGATCCCCGCAGACACGATCAACAGAATGTCTGGCTACCAAATAACTTTCATTGACACTAATTCTTATTCGATACAATCCCCATCAGCTGCAACGAGCGGAGCCACAGGTGGCGGCACGACAATAGACATAAAATACCTGATCGGATCCAATGATGGGCTGGGAACCCAGAGTGCTGCTCCAGCTTTGGGTTGGGGTGTTGGTGGATGGAATGAATCAACTTGGAACACGCCAAGATCTTTGTCTTTGTCTCAAGTCAGTCTTGAAAGTTCTGTTTGGAGCTTGAATCTTTGGGGAGAAGATCTTCTTGCAACAGTTAGAGGCCATGATGTTTATTATTGGGACACATCTTCTAATGTTACGAGCAGAGCAGTTTTGGTGTCATCAATAGCCGAGGCAGCTTCTGTCCCAGTTCAAATAAGAACCTCTGTCGTTAGTTTCCCAGACAGACACTTTATAGCTGGTGGGGCCAGCGTTTACGTCGCAGCTGATGGAAGCTCTGGTGACTTGGATCCGATGTTGGTCCGATGGTCAACTCAAGAAGACTTTACGAAGTTTGCACCAACAGCAACCAACACAGCTGGCGATCAACGGTTGGAAGTTGGCACAAAAATAATCACAATGGTCAATACCCGAGAAGAAACTATAATAAGCACCGACGAGGCTATTTATGGCATGACGTTCGTTGGTGCACCATTTATATTCTCTTTCCGATTGCTGGCCACTGGAGTTGGTGCCAATGGCATAAACTCGATGATCGCTATTGATGGCAATGTATATTGGATGAGCAACAGATCTTTTTACGTTTATGATGGTGTTGTCAAAGAGATTCCTTGTTCCGTAAAACATTTTGTTTTCGACAGAATGCAAGGCCGTTATTTCGACAAGACTGCAGTCGGTCATAATGTTGAATTCAACGAGGTCACTTGGTTCTATGTTTCTGACCAGAACACAGCTGCTGATAATCCTGAGCCAGACAGCTATGTTTCTTACAACTATGCTGAAAATGCTTGGTCTATTGGAGCTATGGACAGGACGGTCTGGAATGATGCGTTTGGCTCTCGAGAAAAACCATTCGCATTTGATGCAGGTGGTCATTTGTATAATCAAGAGACAGGAACAAGCGCAGATGGCGCAGCTATGAATTGCTTTATTGAAGGTGCGCCAAGAGAAATGACGACAGAAGGCAACGATCTTTATATGGTTGACAGGATAATCCCAGACATCACAATGGGAGCCAACAGCACAGTTTCAGTTTTCATGAATACTCGCAAGTTTCCGAATGCTTCCGAGACTTCTAAAGGTCCATTCAACATCACCTCCACAACCGAAAAGATCAGCACCAGAGTCAAAGGTCGACAAATAGCTTTAAAGTTCCAAAGCACAGGAACCCAAGACGAATGGCAGCTTGGAGACTTTAGAATTGACTTAAGACAGGATGGCCCGAGATGAACCAGCCAGCAGCCCCACTAGCAGTCTTAAGGTTGCCAACTCCTCCAGAGGAGTATCACCGGAGTTATATGGCACGCTTGACCAATACAATCGAGTTAGAAAAACAGGCAACTTATTTTGCCAACTCAGCAGGTCTTAATTCAGCCACAGAGCAAGCTGAAGCTACAGCGTGGTTCATTGGGTAATGGCTAACAACTATAAAAACGCGAAAGTTGATTTGACGGGAACAGGAGCAACTGTCCTTTATACAGCTCCCAATGCGACCACCACATTAATCAAGTCATTGCTTGTTTCTGAAGACAGCGGCAATGCTGACACAATCACCGTCACAATCACAGATGCAGCCTCATCTCCTGCGACTTTCTCTTTATTTAAAGTCAAGGCTGTGGGTGCGAATGCGACTGTTGAGCTTTTGACGCAGCCTTTGGTCGTTCAAGAAGATGAGATAATAAAAGTCACCGCAGCCACAGGAAACAGGTTGCACGTTGTGGCATCATTGCTGGAGATAAGTTAATGATTTACTACTCACGCAATATAAACTAAAATTAGTCAAAGGAATCTTTCATGGCTACAGCAGGTGCATTGACAGGACTGACAGGCGAGACAACTGAAGAGGAGTCTGTGCCTGTTGAATATGGCGTTTTCCAAAACACTGCAGTCACTCAAGATCCCAACATTGACCTCCAAACAATGTATGGAACTGCGGCTGTCCCAACTCTGACTTGGGTGACCCAGATCCAAACAGGTGAGCGGAGCTTTGATCCTAGTAGCCAGTTCGACAACTCGATGCTTGAGGATTATCAAAAGCTAGTCGACTCTCAAGGCCAACCAACAGGCATGATGGGTCCAGGACAGATCAGCAAGCAAGTCACCGGAGACACTTTGAGCCAGCTGGGGCAGACAGTTGGAGCTTCCGCAGGAGCAGCTTTGGTTGATCCATATATGTCTGGGGATTCTGGGGCCAAGCTGTTAGCAGGAGCCAAAGGTGCATTCAAAGATCTTCCCTCCGAGTTAGTTGCGGACAGCACCAAGGCAGGTTACAAAATTTTAGAGACTGGATTGTCTGACAATGCAGTTTATTACCCAGAGCTTTCGAACAAAGCAACAGCCGCAGCAACTGGCAATGAGGCTGCTTATAATGCACTCAAAGACAGCTCAGAAGTTGTCAATGGCAGGAGAGTTTATGAGGCTGGTGCGCTTGACAAATTGCCGGAAGGTGTTGAAAGCAACATAGCCGCAGAAGCAATAACATCATCTTCAACAGCCCCAACATTCTTCGAAGGTGTGGGCAACAGGCTTTGGGGCGAAGGTGCCAAGGCCAACTGGAGTGCGGCTGGTGGGGCTGGTTTGGCAGCTTTCGGAGTCAACCTGCTCATGGGCAAGAAGCCCAAAGAGGCAGCTAAGTCTGCAGGAGCTTCTGCTATCGGGATGGCTCTCGGAAATGCTATACTTCCAGGACTCGGTGGAGTTGTTGGCAGCATGCTGGGTGGTGCTTTGGGTGGCAGGGTAATATGCAATGAGCTGATGCGCCAAGGCTTGATGGACAGGCAGAGTGTGATCCTTGACTATCGATTCACGAGAGACTATCTTTCCCCGCAGCACGTCAATGGATATCACGTTTGGGCAGTGTGGATGGTCAAGCAGATGCGCAAAGGTCGCTTTGTCGGTTTGTGGAAACACCTAGCCCAACACAGGTCGAATGAGATTGCTTACATATATGGCCAGAGAACCAAGCCAGACTATCTAGGCAAGATTTACCGGAAGATATTAGAACCAACATGCTGGGTTGTTGGCGCGTTCACAAAAAAGACAGACTGGTCTGTTCTTTACAAAACCAAGGAGGCTTAGATGGCCGAACAAATGCCTGATATGCGTGGAGCGAATATGGATGCTGGAATGGATCCGAGAGCACGCGAAGCGATGATGCAGCCGGACGAAGAGATCGCAGCAGTTCTTTTGGCTCGATTGTCGAACATGTCTCCTGAGGAGCTTGGTCGTCTGGACGAAGCGATCACCCCTGAAGTTGCTCGGATCCTAATAAAGTTGATCCCAGAGCTGGCGCAGCTTATAGAAGCGGTTGAAGGGCAACAAGCAGCTCCGCAACAAGCAGCTCCGCAGATGGGTGCTTTGGGCGGTATGTGATGGATGTTCGGAGAGCTGGGCCACTCGATATTTCGGCGATTATTGCGCTTCTTATGGAGATGCATAAAAACACCGAGATTCCCGTCTCACCGATAAGCAGTGAAAAGCTGGTCGCCAAGATCAGCGAAGCAATACACAGAGGCATAGTGTTCGTGGCGATCGACGAAAAGAACAAAATATCAGGATCAATCGGAGGAACAATCAGCACTGACTGGTGGTCTGATGAAAGGCATCTTTCTGATATGTGGTTTTATGTTTCTGAGGCCAGCCGAAAAACCAGAGTCGCTTATGAGTTAGTCAAAAATTTTATTGGTATGGCAAAAGAAGCAAAAGTTCCTGTCCGGCTGGGGCATGTTTATTCCGGCGATATGGATCGCAAAGACAACTTTTTTGAAAGACTTGGCCTAGTAAAAGCTGGGTCTTTATTCGTGGGGACGTAAAATGGGCGGCGCATGTCAAAGCACAACAACAACACTTCCTTCTTCTAGCTCAACTCTTTCGGGCACAGAGATCCCAGAGTGGGTATCAGCTGGTGGCCGCATACTTTTCGACCAAGCGATGGAGTTGGCCAAGAGCGAATATCCAGAATACACTGGAGCAAGGATAGCGTCTTACACTGATCCGGAAACTGGCGCAGTTAGCAAGCTCACCCCAGAAGAGCAACAAGCGATGGGCATGCTTTCCGGAGACAATGCCACGAAATACCAAACTTATTTGGACACTGCTTATGATGCTGCGAAAGGTCTTGGCCAAGGTTACACCAAACAAGACTACGACACTCTCATGGGCTCTGACTTCAGCTTAGAATCAGCTCAACCTTTCTTAGACATATATCAAGGCGCAGCAGACGCAGGAGTCCGAGAGGCAGAACGGCAAACAAGACTCGGACAGAATGATGCCAGAGCTGCAGCTGCCAGAGCAGGAGCATTCGGTGGCTCAAGGCTCGGCATACAAGAAGCTCTTTTAGGCTCAGAAGGTGCTATGGTGGCGGGTGACTTGCGAGCCAAGGCTGCAGCCGAAGGATTAGGATTCGCAGCCAGCAGGTTTGACGCTGATAGAGCTGGCAGGATGGCCGCAGAAGACAGGCAACGTCAGGCTTTCGAGACTGAAGAGGCTTCAAGAGTTCGGGAGGCAGAGGCTTTGCAGTCTTATGCTCCGATGGTACAAGGATTACAAGAACAAGCTGCAGCTGGCCTCTTAGGGGCTGGCGAGGCTCGTCGGAGGCTAGACCAGACAGCTCTTGACTTGGCATTCGCAGACTACACAGAACAAGCTCAATATCCCTACCAGCAACTCAACTTTGCTCTCGGTGCACTCAAAGGCGTTCCGTATGAGCAGAGACAATTCTCTTTGCAGCAAGGTGAACAGACAGCTCAAGCACCATCAATATATGGCCAAACAATCGGTGGACTAGGTTCTCTGGCCAGTGCTTATTACATGGGCAACAGATAAGGAGCCGACATGGAAGACGACACAATCGGAGCAGCTGGAACCAGCTACGGTGACCTTCTCGGAATGTCGCAGGGTGCTTTGGGTCGTTTGGGTGGAAAAGATTTGATGGAAGATGCCATTGAAATTGCTCGGGAGATATCTCCTGAATACAAACCTATTGATCCTGCTCTTTTGGCTTTTCAATTCTTCACGAACATGGCAGCTGAAGCCTCCAAGCCAGGACAAACAGCTCTGGGTGCAGCTTCAACAGCCTCATTAGTCCCAGCACAATACCTGATGAAAGATGCAATGGCCAAGCGCGAAGCTGAAGCCAAGCTCCCTGCAACTGCCATCAACATAGCCAAAGCGATCAAACCACCCAAGGCTACAGGAACAGGAACAGTCAGCACATGGACTCTTAACAAAAACATTCCTGGAATTGGTAACATAGGGGACAGAGTAACTCTTACGAATGCAGCAGCAGCTCAAATTGCTAGCCAAGATCCAGCTGCAATTGTTAAGGCATCAACAAAACCTTTGGCTGAAAAATATCTTCAGCAGGATCGTGTCCTTTACATGAACGAAGATGATGCAAGGGCGAAGCTGGAGACATTCGGTGTTACAGAGGATGATCCTGAATTCACCACAATATTTAAATTGATGACCACTGATGATGAAGAGCTTCTTGGCAGACCAGTAATTCAAGCAGACCAGTATGTAAGTTTTTACATCCCTAGAGCTGGGGAAGATTCTGAATTCTCTGTTATAACAAGAGCACCAACTGGGTCAGCAGTTCCCCCAGAGGTTACTTCTCGAAACGAAGAAATTAAAAAGCTCGGAAAATTGGAGATTGACTACATAGACAAAACCAACAGCTTGCTACCGACAATTCAAGTTGCGCTTGATACAATATATCAAAATCCAGGATTAACAGGAGTTGTTCAAAGTGCAACTCTGGATATTCGCGCAGCATTGCAGGGTGCTTTCGGCTGGTCAGATCCTGAAATTTCAGACCAACAACTTCTGAAAGCGATATCAAACAAACTCGCACCTTTGATGCGACCTCCAGGATCTGGTTCTACCTCAGACATGGAATTCAAGGCATACAAAGAGGCTGTTCTTTCTCTTGGCAACAATGCAAAAGCTAATTACCTCACACTGCACATGTTGAAGAAAACAACTGAAAATTCTGAAGCTGACATCAGATTAAGAAAAGAGCTTTTAATTCAAGGAAAAAGCAACAAATACATAAATGAGAGAATCAGAGAGCTTGATAAAGGCATATACAAGAAAATGCCACCACTTCAGACAACCAATGTTGCGGAGTTCCGACAGGCAAGAGATACTTTTTACAACTCTTTGGAGAACGGTGAAGTGTTCATAAATAA